ATTGTACCTTTCAAATTAAGTATGGGCGCTCTGTTAGAACGCCCGAAAAGTTAATCACACGCCGGGGTTATAGAACATTCCGCGATAATCAAGAGCTTTTGCAGCATAGTCAATGTACGCTAAATATGTGCGTCCTAATACACTGCCATCGTTGTCGATAGCTTCGATTGTCGGTGTGTCTTTCCCGTTCAAGAAAGCCACTTCTACTGTGTCAATGTTATCCGCAACCAAGAACCATTTTTTACCCGGAATATGCCCGCTGATAACGGGAACCAAGCCCATATTTCTGAACGGGTTAAAGTCTGCGTTACTTGCAGAGGTGGCATCAGTTGTTGAGTTGCAAAGTATAGACGCGGCCACAAGATTTTCAAAACCACCGAGAATGTACCGACCCATCAAACTAAGAGCCATACCGCCGTCGCTCTTTTGGTTGCCAATGGCGGCCATAGCGATAGAAAGTTTTGTACTGTCTACAATGCCTTTTGCAGTCCCTGCTTCCAAGTTGTCGTGGTCGGAATGGAATAGCGGTACGCCGTCGGCTAGATCTTCGTTGTCGATAAGTACACCGTAAGCGGCTGCCTCGATTTGATTAGCAGCTCTTTGCCCGAAAGCAAAGAACATTCTATTGAAAAGTCCTGCATCGTCGTTGATAAGTGCTTGCCGTGTGATAACAAGCTTGCGTGCATAAGTTTTAAGCGTTATTGATTCGCCTCGGTCGCCGATAACACCCTGCTGCACCTCTTCGCCTGATTCGTTAAGCAGCATTTCAGGTGCGTCGCCCAAAGCTACTCGTGACGCTGTTTTGAAGTCGGGCAACATTCCAGTTTTTGCCCAGATTCTGTAAGTTTGCTGTCCTGCTTGGTACCCCTGCATTACCGATTTGCTGGCGACATTCGCTAAGATGTTGGGGAAGTCTGATGTAGAAAGAGCACGTTTCATAATCTCTTCGCGGCCCATATAAGACGTGTCAACATTTGAAACCCGCAAGCAGTTTCTAGCGATATTTTCAAAGCTCAAAGTTGAATAGTCTTTAGCACCGGGCGCGGGATTTGCAAGTTTAATACCGCTCCTAATCAAGATTCCGTCGACTGCTGCAGCTCTTTTCTTCTCGATGTCTTCTGCACCGACTTCGATACGTGAAGCGGTTGACAGGGGTACGGTTCTAGCTTGAATTTCGTCAAGAATAGCGTCTTGTACCTGTTCTACACTAGCGCCGGAGCGAATAAATTCAGCTGCTTTGTCTGCACAACCGTGCTTTGCACAAAGTTCTGATATTTTTGCGCTTCTAATGGTGACCTCTTTGATACCGTCTTTTGCCGGATTTTCGGTTGTTACCGTACCTTCGGCGCGTTCGTTGATTTCTGCTGGCATTGATTTTTCCTCCGTTATTTTTTCTGCGGCATCACGCGCCGCGCGTTCACTAACCTGTACGTTTTCACTTCTTGCTTTTGCACCTGAATCGGCGCCTATGGCAACTAGCGAGAATTCTTGTAATGCCCATTTTGTTGTTAAATATAATTCGCCGTTGTACTCTTTGCCGTTTTTTACAAAGCTTTCGCCCTCCGGTATGTACACGGTTTCTTCTTGCCTGTACCCAACTGAACCGCTGTCTAAATGCCCTTCACGTACTTTTAAAAGTGCTTCTTGTGCGTCTTTCGACTTAGAGAAGTACAGACGACCAACGACTTTACCATCTTCAATTTTAAAGTCGCGTACAGAGCCTAAAATGTTTTTAACTGTACCCCTATCGTGACTGTCTATAAGCGGAATCTGTTTATTGTCGGGTATAATAACACCGTCCGACATAATAATTTCATTGACTAATTCAAAGCGGGCGAAGTCAAATATTAGAGCCGGTTGTTCTGTTGATAGCGTGAACTCTACACTATCGTCAGCCTCTCTAAAGCTTTGCGGGGTGTACAAAATCTGTGCACGTGTAACAAAATTCTTATCTGCCATTTTACTGTTCTCCGTTTCCAGTTAATTCAGGTTTCAATCCCGCCGCCGCAAATAGTTCATTCTCGTACTTTCGAGTCTGTACGACTTCTTCAATATCTCTACCCTGCGTTTCGCAAAACTCTGTGAGCGTATTGACGCCCATTTCAATTTCTTCTTTAGCTGCTTTTGCGTCTTTTAACGGGTCAACCCACTCGGTCTTCGGACGGCTCCAGCTACATCTTAAGAAGTGGTGCGGGTTCTCATCGTACCCTTGCATTACAAGCGGGGGTTTCCCAAAACTTTGTTCAAATTCAATAAACCATCGATAAATTTGAGAGTATAACTTTTCTTCAAAAATCGCAAAAGTGTACCGCATCATTGCCCGCTCAAAAAGTAACATCTGTCTTGTACCGCTGAAATTGGTCTGCGAACCGTCGTTTGACACTGCCTCGTAGCTCATACCTGCGCCAACACTAGCACTTCTAAGCTCTGCTCTCAAGAACGGTTCGTACTGTGCCGTTGGCGATTCGGGTTTAACTGATGTTATTTTTTCGCCGGGGCGCATATAGTGTACACCGCCGGGCGTGACGTAGTCATATTCTCGGCCCTGCTCGTCCGTGCCCTCCGGCGTTGTACCAAAAAAGTCGTCGGGAAATTCCGTTTCAACAAAGATACCAAAACCTAAAGCTGTTCTTGCTAAACTCATTGTATCAGAACGAAATTTACCGATATTATGAAAGTTAAGTACACAAGAAACAAGCCTACTGATGCCGCCTACGCTTGAGGCCCTGTCGCGGTCGTACAAGTCTATTATTTCTGATGCCGGTACTCTGACGCTTTGTACGTCTTTTTCAGACGGGAAACGACTTTTAATCCAGTAAGCTACGGGTTTATTGTACTCGTCAAGCTCTTTCCCGCCAACAATCCTAACGTTCGTCGTGTCAGAATCCTTGTTTGTGTCGAGCCTATCAATTTCAATCGGCTCAAGTAAAAGCTTGCCTTTTTTGACAATTCTGCGTACCAAAATTCCGCCATCGATGAAGAAAGTTGACGCACATAGCCGCTGGAGCTGGTACACGCTGTCGCCATTGGCACAAGCTGATAACGCCCACGGCTCCCAACGTTTTAGAATTTCACTATTGAGTTTAACGTTAAAGTCAAATTTGCCTGAATTTTTACTTTTTAATATTTTTGGACGCGGCCAGCTGCCTTCGCCGATAAGCCCGGCGGTAAAACGGCGTACCATGCCCGCAACGTGCGAATTATCTCTAACAAGCTGTCTGACTCTGTCTGTAACGGTCTGCCAACTCTCCTGAATTTCTTGTGCACCTGATGTTTGACGTGCACTGAATTTTCTGTTAATGCCGTTTGTTTTCGCTGCCTCATATGCACGCAATATTTGATGATTTTTAACATAATCGCGGGCGGTCGAGGGGCTTATAAGTGCTATCGTCTTTGTAATTATCGATGTGATTGTGTCGTACATAGTCTTTAGCCCCCCAACAGCGGCGATTTAACAAGACCGCCCGATGTACTCGTACACCTAGCTATTCTTGCTTCAATTCTTGCTATTTGAGTTTCTATATCGTCGAGATTAGCACGTGTAAGGCTCCTGCCCGCAACGCTGTACGATTGTGCCCCCGTTAATATCGCGTCTCGCGCGGCACGGTACATGTGTAAGTCGGCGTTAAGTTGTGTGAGATTTGCCATTTTTTTTCGTCCTTTTCTTTTTTATAACACGTTTTTCAGTTTTGTCAAAACTTTTTGTTGTTTTTACAGATTCTTTCGTATTTTCGCAACAAACTGCTTTAAAAGTCGCTCCGCAAAGGCTGCACTGGCAATAGCGGACATCACCGGACGTTGAAGTTACTTTTACATCGCCGACTCCACCAATATACGTACAAACAGGGCAAGTAGTCGCACCGCGAACATAATGTACCGTTTTGTCGAGCAAAGATAATATTTTACGTACAATAAGAAGTCTTTTGTTTATCATTTTCAATTCTCCAAATACGGGTTCGGTCGCGGCTCTTGGCGCGGTCTTGGTGCCCTCGGTTTAACAACTTGCGACTTGATTTGTCGCTTGCGTTCAAGTGCTACGCCGCCCCAGAATTCGTTATCAGCGGCCGCCAAACACATAACCTCACAGTCGAGTAAGTGGTTATCGCGTCGTACAACGTGCCACTTTGTACCGCCACCTCGCTCCCTGCGCTTTTCTTCTGCGGTGATTTGTTCAATTTCCCAATCGGGGACATCGTCGTACAACCACCAACCGCCCGGCTGCTCAGGACTCTCTGCTGTACGCTCTATCTTGTAAAATAGTGTATCTTTTAGCAGATCCGTGTTAAGCTGAATGATTCGCAAGCCGCCCGGGATAGGTTTCCCGCTCGGTGTACGTTCAATCGGCGAGCCAATTTTAATCTTTGTTGCCATTGAATGTGAAGAGCCTTTTGAACCGAACACCTGTACGCCGCTGCCGTGTGTACTTCTAATCCAGTTGTAAGTCTCTTCCGTCTTACTGATTGCCGATTCCTGCGATTTTGTACCGCCAATATCGATTAAACAACGCCACACTTTCCGACCGTTGTATAGCTTGTTTAAGATGACTTCGTCTACTTCTTCTATCGTCTGCAGATAGCCACCATCGATAGCATAGCTTGAATTATCCGAAGTTATCGCCCGCACTCTGTACCAGAATCCTGACATCTGTACGTCAACACCGGCTACAATAGCGACTACATCGGGGGGCAACTCGCCTTTTCTGTGCGGTGAACGACATCTAGCAACCTTACCTTGTATGTCGTCTTGGCCCGGTGATATGCGGGGTACCCACGGCTCGCCGAAAGTGCTATTAACGATGTTCTGCAGCTTTTCCAAGTCGTTTCTTGCGTCCAAAAACCTGCTAACAATGGTTGCCATATTTCCGCCCTTAAAAAGTGAATTCAGGCGGTGAAGTTGTACACCGACGACGCTGTAGCGCTGTTTGTCTGTGCGCGGCAACAGTTCGCCTAAGCCGACTGCCTCTTGTCGTTGCAGCTCTGTCATTAAGCCGTTACACGATGCACACTTGAACCTTGCAGAATCTTCCACGTCTTCTTTTGATGCAGTGTTTCCGCCCTTCCAAACAATATTTGTGAATGTCATTGGCTGAAATGTACCGCAAAAGGGGCAGGGTACGCAAAAGTCAAAAATCACGTCGGCAGAATTAAGCCGCTTTGTAATCTGCCCATCATCAAGCGTCGGTGTAGAGAGCAGCACAAACTTGCTATCTCCGAAAGTCTCTAAACGTTCTTCAATTCTATCGAGCGTGTCGCCTTCGTCTTTCATCATAGTGTACCCGGGCTTGTTAATCTCGTCGCAAAAAACACGCTTAAAACTCGTCGATGCGGTCTGTGAGATTGAAGAACCCCAGCCGACAGCCAAATAAAAACCGTTTGTTAGCTGGATCTCAAATTTATTAACGTCTTGCTGTTTGTTTGCAGCCTTTTTTCTTTTAGTTAAGCCGAGCTGCTTAAATGCCGGTTCTAAACGCAACCGCATTATTTTTTTTGCCGTTTCTTGGTCAGCCAAAAAAAAGCCGGTCGGCGAAGGGTCGTTTACTGCAACCCACAAAATGCAGTCTACAACCCAGTCTGTAAGTCCTA